TATTCCCGGAGCAGTAGATCAAAATGGAATGCAACAATATCAAACTGTTCCAGTAGGATCTTTTGATAGATTTTTAGATTCAGATTACGCAGTTAAAGAACAAGGTCAAACTTTAAGAAATCTTTCTGGTAAATACAAAGCACTTAACCTTGGAAATACAACAATTGAAATTTTAAGACAAGCTGAGGCTGACGATAAAAAATTTGGTGGACCTGCGGGTAGATTAAATTTGTTTACTACACGTTTAGGAGATGCAATGTCTGATTTAGGTTTATCGATGTTTGGATCTAAAGAAGAAGGTTTAAGACAGATTGAAGAAATGAAAGATGGTTTTGTTGCTGATTTAATGAACGATGGAATGACAGAAAAAGAAGCGAGAAAATTCTTAGATAGTAATTTTGGTAAGTCAGATAAAATTTTTCAAGACACCTTAAAATCACTTGGAGTATTTAGAGATGAAACGGATGCTGCTAATTTAGAAAGACTTGCAATTAACGAAACAGTATTAACATATGCATTAGCTAACTCATTGAAAGATAAAGACAGATTAACACAAAAAGACATTCAAATGGCAAAAGATCTAGTTAATATATTCCCATTATTAAGAGGTCAAAAACAAGTAATTAAATCTTTAGAAGCTGTTAATGAAACAATTTTATCGGATATCAAAAGATTAGAAAATGATTATCAATTTGCTTTTGGAGGAGACTCAACAACAATCGATAACTACAGAAGAAAATATGGAGTTATTGAATCTGAAGCAGTGATCAGTGATGCAATTCCAAATATATTTAAAGAACAATCTACACAAGAATTATTGGAGAACTTTTAATGGCTACCACTTTAAAAGATTTGCAAAAACAATTAGATGATAGATCTCTTGACCCAAGCAAACTTAATAAAAAACAAAGAGCTATTATAGATGAGTTAATAAATAGAGGAGAACTCAAGGGTCCTAAAATGAGTGAGTTAGGACTGCAAAGAAAAGAAGCAGCTGAAAATATAGCAAGACGTGAAGAATTTTACAAAGATCCTATAGCAGCAGCCTTAGCGGCAGAAGATAATCCATATTTTATTAAAGGTAGACCAACTGCAGAGCTTGCAGGAGATTTATCAGGAAGTATTGCTCCATATCTTTTAATGAAAAAGAAAATTTATGGTGCAGCTAAATCTGGTAATTTGTGGCAAAAAGGACCAGGTAAATTTTTACAAGCAGCAACAAAAGTTGCAGATAGATTACCAGGAAGATTAAAATTATTAGGAGGAGCTTTAAAATTATTAGCAAGAACAGCGGATGTTCCTGCTAAAGTAGTTGCAAGTCCTTTAGGTAGAGCTGAGATTTATTCAGTATTAGGTGGAACTGCTGGTGCAGGTGCTGGTTCAATAACTTATGATATGTTAAATGAACAAGCAGGTATAGCGATAGCAAGCACTATATCAGATGAATTTGCAGATATACCTGACAAAGAAATTGATCAAAACATTTTATTAAATGCGGGTAGAGCAACTAAAACTGCTTTGATGTGGAACTCAGGAGCAGCAGCACTTACTCCGTTTATTTTTGGTCCATTAGGGAAATTAGGGACTAAATTATTTGGTGCTAAAAGTGCTAAGGCAAAAGAATTAGCACAATATACAAGAGACAAAGGTTTACCATTACCTTTAATGACAGGAATTGAAGACGGTGTTTTAACTCCCTTAGCGGCAAATTATTTTAAAACAGTTGGAGTATTTCCCTTTGTATCAGGAATAGGAAGAGGAGCATTAGAAACAGCTGAACAAGCAGCAGGTAAACAATATTTAAATAGTTTGACAGCATATGCACCTTTGATGAAAACTTCTGCGCTATCATCGTCAATATATAATCAAGCCTCAAAAGTATTTAAAGATAACGTAGCTTTAATAGGAGCAAAATACAAAGCTTTCGATACTCTTGCGCAAACTGTTGGAAACCCAAAAGTAATTCCTATGACAAATCTGAAAAAATATGCAACAGAATTTTTGGAAAGATATAAGTCTAGTTTTCCAAGTATTGATGCATACGAAGTAGCTAGATTAGGTTCTACAAAAGCTGACATTGATATTTTACTTAAAAATGAGGGAGATCCATTAAATTTATTTATGAAAGCTGCAAAGGCAATTGATGGAGAAGGTTTAATTACTCCAACTCAATATAAAGGTTTAATACAAATGTTAAACAGAGCTATTGAAGGAACTACTTTTAACATACCAACAGGAAGTGTTTGGGCATTAAGAGAAGCAATGGAAAATGACTTAAACTCATTTGGTGCTAATTTAACTAAGGATGCGTTTCTAAGGGATGAAACTTTAAAAGAAACTTATGAAAATATGGTTAAAACTCAAGGTAAAGAATTTGCTGATAACTTCATAAATACAAATATAAAAAGTGCAGAACAATTGTACAACAAACTTTATGATGCCAACGCAACATTTAGTTCAGTAATGGGTTTCTATCAAAAAGCAAAAATACCAAGAAGTTTACAAAGATTTGATTCTGATTTATTTACACAAAGAGGTGTTAATGGAATTTTAGGAAAAGAAGCTGGTTTAAGAGACACACTTTTTGAAACAATGGAAAGAGATGTTTTTTCTTCAAATTCACCTGAGGCAATCGAACAGTTCAAAGTTGTTATAGGAGCGGCTGGTAAAAACGCAACTAAAAACGGTAAGGCGTTGTTTGAAGCTGCTAAAGCAAGATACTTTTTTAATGCTTTTTTAGATTCATTTGACTCTGCTTCATCACCTCAAGCGAGATCTGTATTTAGAGATGTAATTGATAAATCTCCAATGGTCAAAGCTGGAACTGAATATGCACAAGATGCTATGAAAAGATTTGGCACTGATGAAATGTTAGCATCAAGAGGTTTTAGTATTGAAGATGTAAGATTAAATAATGGAATTTTTGATGTAACAAACATAAGATTTAGTCCAAAAGATTTTGCTGATTTTAAAATAAATAAATTTATGAATAAATTAGGTATTGGAGAAGCGACAGCTGATCTTGGAAGACAAAAAATGGTAAAACTTTTAGGTGAAGGCGGAGCAAGCGAGTTTTATAAATTTACAAATTATATGAAAGCAATATCTGATATACCTATTTCAGATACTTCAACATTCCTACAAAGAAGATTTACACTTTCTGGTGGAAGAGGTTTGATAGGGGGTGCAATCATGGGAGGTGGTATGTTTATGGCAAATCCTTTTGCTCCTGCAATATTTTTATATCTAGCAAGAAAAGCAGGAAGAATTTTAACTGACCCTACTGCATTGAGATACATGAATGATGCATTATTACCTGAAGAATTAGTTAAAGGTTTAAGTGGTAAAAGAATAGGTTTTGATTCTAAATTTAAAATAAGAAGCATTAATCCTAAATTAACTGCTGCAGGTCTTACACAGAAAAGAGAAGCTTTTGCAAGATTTGCAAATTATTTAGCTGATGAAGAGGAAGATTTACCAAAGGTAAATCCAAAAACAATTGACCCTGAAAAAATACAAAATGAATTATTAGGTAAACCCTACACAATTCCACAACCAAGATATGAAGATAAAAATTTACCTAAAGAAACTGTGGAGTCTATGTTTGCTCAAAACTTTACTGTAAGTTCAGGCGATGTTGATAAGGATAATCAAATGGTACAATATGTCAGATCTACAATCGACAACACTATTGAGAGTGATATTGCAGACGCTGAAAGAGATGAAGAAGCAGATAGAGTTGCAGAACCCTTAGAGCTTGAAGATGTTGTTTCAGCAGTTACTCAAGCTCCAGGAGCACCGGTAACCGGACAAGTGACACCGCAACAAGTATCAGCTTTATTTCCTAACGATCCGTTAAGTGCACAAATAGCTGCAAGAAGACAAGGACAATCATAATGCCTAGATCTAAATCTGCCCTAGAAAAAATAGAATATCATGAAAAGGTCTGCAGAATTATGCAGAAACAAACATTTGAAAGAATTGATAGAATGGAAACAAGAATAGCTAGAATGGAGAAATGGTTAGTCGGTGGATGCATTACAATAGTTTTAGCTGTACTTTCAAATCATTTATAGTATTAATGATGCATGAAGCTCATTAAGAAATATCCTTATAAACATTACAACAGATTTTCTGATACAACCGGCAGAAAATATTTAGTCGATAATGTTAAAGTTCCAAGTGTAACAACTATATTGTCTGCCACAAAAGACATGACTCAGCTTAATGATTGGCGTAGAAGAGTGGGTAACGCAGAAGCTAATCGAATAATGAATCAAGCTTCAAATGTTGGAACTGAAATGCACAAAGTTCTAGAATATTATTTAACAGGCCAGGGTTATTACAACATGATGGAAGAGGGCACAAAGCCTAGAATGATGGCAAAAACCATTTTGAACAACATAAAAATAGATGAAGTATGGGGAAACGAAATAAGTCTAGAATATCAAAACAAATTTGCAGGGACATGCGATTTAACAGCTATTGCATACGGAAAACCAAGTATAGTGGACTGGAAACAATCCAATAGACCCAAAAAGGAAGAATGGGTAGAAGACTATAAGCTTCAGTTAGGAGCCTATTATTTGGCCCATACAGCCAATTACGGGCCCATAGAGCAGGGGGTAATAGCAATATGTACCCGAGACCTCCAATACCAAGAGTTTAAGCTCTCAGAGGCGGATTTGAAGGAATACGGGGATAAATTTTTAGAAAGATTAGAAAAATTTAATAAGTTACAATAACCAACTTTTAAGGTCTTCTTCACCTAATGTTTTAGCCGCAATTTTGCCCTTATTAACTAAAGACTTCATTATAGCCTCATCAAGTGTGTTTCTAGCTACAATATCAATATAAACCACAGAACCTTTTTGGCCCATTCTGTGCGCTCTGTCTTCTGATTGCATTCTTACTTCTAAATTGTAATTGTTTGAAAAATATATAACAGTGTTGCAAGCAGTTAATGTTAAGCCAAAACCACCAGTTGTGGGGTTAATTACAATAAACCTTGTATTCTTATCCTCTTGAATTCTTTTTACAGCTTTGGTTCTATCCTCAACATCAACAGCACCATAAATACTAACTGTGCTATTTTTACCATACTTTTGTTGTAAAAATGCAACAATTTCATTTATATTATAAATATAATTCGCAAATACAATAATTTTACCATCTGTTTCATCTATTATTTCTTCCAAAGCGTTAAGTTTTTGTTTATGTAATTGTAATATTTCTCCATCATCATTTTTGGTAAAGCCATTACAAACTTGATGAAGTTTTATAATTTCAGTGAGTTTGTTTGAAAAAGATATTGTGCTGTCTTCAACTATAGCTAATGCATGTGTTCTTAGTTTTTCGTATAAAGCTTTGTTTTCACCCTCTAAATCTATATATCTTTTTTGTCTTATTTTAGGTTTTAAATCTAAACATTGATCTTTTCTTATTCTAGTTGAGAATGATTTTAATTTACGCTCTAAATCATCTAAATTTTTGTAGTATTTAGGTACTGATATCCACCTATTTGAACCCACAGGTATATCCCCCATCTCTGCATATCTATTTCTAAAAGCTAAATAACTTGTGAATCCTAATAGTTGTGGATTTAAAAACTGACATTGTGTATATAAATCTAATGGAGATTTTGTTATTGGCGATCCTGTTAGTATACGCCTTATATTCGTTAGGGATCTTAATCTTAAAATGTTTTTTGTTCTTTTTGCTTGTCTATTTTTTATTGTCGTGGATTCATCCAATACTACAAAGTTTTCCTTATTCATAATAAGATAGTTAGCACAAGCATCTAAACCCCTCTTAGTTGATAAAGCTTCAACGTTGATTAGAAAGATTCTAAGGTACTGAAAAGAATTTAATTTGGCTAAATCTTTAGGTTTATCTATATTCCATTTATAAATTTTATATTTAATTTCACTTGGAAGATGTGTTTGAATTTCATTCTCCCATATAGTATAAACTGATTTAGGTGCAATGATTAGGACAGATTGTATTTGTTTTTTAAAATATAAAAAAGCAAAGTTATCAATGGTTACTTTTGTTTTACCTGTACCCATTTCCATAAAGTATGCCCACTCTTTCTGATTCGCAGATTGATTTAAGGCACTACGTTGATGTTCGTAGGGTTTAGTTTTATACGGATATTTCCACATCTAAAATATTTATAATTTTTTTATTGCAAAACGCAAGGAGATAATTTAAGAGGCTATAGGAGGAAAATATGGATATAGAAAAAATGTCATCCATCGACATTAGTCAAGAATCAGTAAAATCGATTTCTGAAAAATGTCATACACTCAAAGATCTCCAACTCCAACTTAAAAATAAGGAAGAGGAGCTTTTCAAACTCAAATTTAATATTAGAGATTTAGAGGAGCGAATCATTCCTGAAATGATGCAGGAGGCAGGTGTGTCCTTACTTAAATTAAGTGATGGCTCACAAGTAGAGGTAAAACCTTTTTACGCTGCAAAAATTCCTGAGTCTAGGGTTGAAGAAGCATTTGGTTGGTTGCGAGATAACGGTTACGAAGACTTAATTAAAAATACCGTTACTGCGTCTTTTAACAGAGGCCAGGACAACCAAGTTGCAGAACTTATAAAAGTTTGTGAAGAACATAACTTTACTTATAATAAAAAAGAAAAAGTAGAGCCAATGACTTTAAAAGCTTTTGTGAGAGAGCAAGTTGAAGGGGGTAAAAAATTACCTTTCGATTTGTTTGGAGTATACATCGCAAATAAAACTAAAATAACAAATAAGGAGTAAAACGTGAAAATAAGAGACGGACAAGCGACAGGTACTAACGTACAAGTAAAGAAAACTGGCGCAATTGCAAATGTCAATATTGAACAATTTGCAGATACAGGGTTTGATAATGTTGACTCAAAAAGTTTAGCATTACCTTTCCTTAAAGTGTTGGGACAGCTTTCGCCACAAGTTACACAAGGCGATAGTGCATTCATTCCTGAGGCAAGACCTGGGATGATTTACAACACGGTAACAGACGAATTATATGATGGTGCCCAAGGCATATCAGTAATACCTTGTTACTATAAACTAGAATATCTTGAATGGCAGGATCGTGATAAGGGCGCAGCTGCACCTGTAAATGTTTATCCAGCAGATTCGGATATTATGAGCAAAACCACTAGAGGAGATGATGGTAAAGATAGATTACCGAACGGTAATTACATTGAAGAAACCGCATCTCACTATGTTATGATTTGTGAGGAAGATAAAAATTCCACTGCACTCGTAACTATGAAATCCACTCAAAGAAAAAAATCTAAGAAGTGGAACTCAATGATGATGGCTTTGAGACAAAAGAGAGCTAACGGCAAAGGTCATTTTAGACCTGCACCATTTACTCAATTATTTACTATGAAAACTGTATTAGAAAAAAATGCTAAAGGTTCATGGTATGGTTGGGAAATTGAGCATCAAGGATCTGTAGGATCAGAAGATCTCATGAAGATGGCTTATGACTTTTACGAAAGTTGTAAGAAGGGAGCTGTAAGAGTATCTCACCAACAAGAAGAACAGGCACCAAAAACACCATTCTAGTTTATGGACCTACTTGACAAAACCCTGGGGGAGTTTGTAGAACTCTTCCAGGGCTCAAATACATATTTTGGAGTTTCGAAGCCTACAGGAAAGAAAAATTCTAAAGGCAAAGCCGAATTCAAACATTGGTTAGAACCTTCTCCAATGACGTTAGATCATTGGAAACAACATTTAAAAGGAGAAGCATATTATGGGAGCGTTCCCATTAGAGATGATAATACATGCAATTGGGGGGTCATCGATGTTGATCGTTATAACATACAGCATAAGGAAGTTATATCGACAATTCGTAAAAGGAGATACCCACTAGTACCCTATAGATCAAAATCTAATGGGTTGCATTTAATTTTACATATAGATGGTGTTGTACCAGCATCTTCTATGCGAAAAAAATTAATTGAGATTGCATCTGATTTAGGTATCAATGATACCACCACTGATATTTTTCCTGCACAAGACGAAGTAGATTTAAGCCCTGAAAAATGGGATGACAAACGTAAAGGTAATTTTGTTAACTTACCTTATCAAAAAGCAAATATGACTACGAGAGTTGCTATGGACAATGAGGGTAACTCAGTAAAGTTAGAAGATTTATACGAATTCGTTAAAAAATTTAGAGTTACACCTCAAGAATTTAAAAAAATAAAAGTATTTCAAGATGATGAGACTAAAGATTATCCTCCCTGCGTAGTTAACTTTATGAAAAACAAAGTTCAAAAAGGTGAAGGTCGTAATGATGCTATGTTTAATGTAGCTGTGTTAGCTAAAAAAATTAATCCTGATCCTATCATGTATCAAGAGTGGACTAGAGAAATGATGGTAAAAGTCTGTAGTGAAAAATTACATCCAAAAGAATTAGAAGCTATATTTAAAGGTGTAGAAAACAAAGATTATGCATATAAATGTAAAACTTCAATAGCAAGAATGCATTGTGTATCTAGTGAGTGTATTAAAAGAAAGTTAGGTATTGGTGCAAATGAAGCTTTACCTGAGGTCGGGAAACTTTTAAAAGTTAATTCATATCCTGAACCTTATTGGATTTTACCCATACAAGGTAAATCTATAAGACTTTCAACAAAACAACTTTATCAACAACAATTACTAGGAGAACAACTTTTAAATTTTGATATTGTTTGGAGACCGTTGAAACCTACGAAAAGAGATCCCGACCCTTATCGGGATTGGCTAGAAGAATTAATTGCTAACAAACAAGACATGGAAGGTTATGATGCAGGAGAAGAAAGAGAGGATGTCTTTAATTCTAGAATGTCTAAATTTTTAGAAGACGTAGAAGATACTACAGAATTTGATCAAATTGATTCAGGAAATATTTGGAAAGATGATAACTCCATGAGATTTAAATTAGAAACATTTAGATCATTTATGAAAAAAATGGGTTATAACTGGAATGAAAAAGAATGCACAAGATTTTTAGAGCAAGGCGGAGCACAACCAAAAAAGAAATTTCAAAATATAGATTCAAGACATTGGTTGGTGTCTCTACCAAAACAATCAGAACATAAAAACAAAGATGTCAAATTTACTAAAAAGAAAGCTGCGTGGGAAGACAATTAAAATATTTGGACCCCCAGGAACTGGAAAGACTGAAAACTTACTCAAAAGAGTTCAGCGTTATCTTAAAAAAGGATATTCTCCCGATGAAATCTGTTACGTATCATTTACCAATAAAGCAGTTGACGAATGCGTTTCAAGAGTCCGAAAAAAATTCAAAGAATATGACGAAGACGATTTCAAATATTTTCGAACATTGCATAGTTTGGCCAGACAACAGTTTGCTGAGATTCCCGTTTTAGATCCAAAAGCAGATTTACTTATGTTTCATACTCAATATGGAACTGTTAAAGTAAAATACAAAGACACCTGGGACGACCAAAAAGTTTACAACAATTGGTCTTTACAAATTTACGACAGAGCTAGAAACATGAAAGTAGATCCAGTGCAATTATACAAACAACAATCAAGAAAATCTGTTAGATTGCAACAATTCAAATCAATTATCAATGGATATGAACAATTTAAAACAATGGAAACGGAAAATGGTCAACGGACACCGGACAGGCTAGACTTTACAGATATGGTTGAACGATACATTACAAATGGATTAGTGATACCTTTTAAAGTTTTGATGGTGGATGAGGCGCAAGATCTTACACCTTTACAGTGGGACATGATTGTTAAAATAGCTAAACAAGTCGATAGAGTTTATATTGCAGGAGATGACGACCAAGCTATTTATGAATGGAATGGAGCTGATGTAACACTGTTTCAAACTTTTCCTGGACGATCTTTAGTTTTAAAAAGATCAGTGAGACTTAATAAAAATATACATTTTTTTTCTAAATGTTTATTACATTCAATGGGTGAAAATAGAGTTAAGAAAGAATTTTATTCTAATGGTAAGACAGGTGCAATTTATCGTTGGAATAATTTAAAAAAAATACCTTGGGACCTGGAGGGAAGCTGGATGGTTTTAGCTAGAATTAATGATGTTAAAAAAGAGCTCCAGGAGGAAGCTAAAAGCTTAGGTCTTTATTTTCAAGATGTCAAAAATAATAAATCTTTCGATCCGAATCAGTATCTTGCTATACAGTATTGGGAAAAAATAGTTGACGGTGGCAGCATAAACCGTGAAGAAGCATGTACTATGTATGAGTATTTATTAAACATAGACCACGGATACCGGTCACAGGATAGTAAAAAATGGAGTTTTGCACACCCAAATCAAGTGTTTACTTTTGATGAATTACATTTAAGATGCGGTATGCGAGACGAAAAATCTTCATGGAAACAAGCATTTAAAAGAAAATTTAAAGACAGAGACAAGAAATATTTTAATAGATTAATGAGTGAAGGCGTAGATTTAAATTTACCTCCAAAAATAATTATAGACACCATTCATCAGGTTAAGGGAGGAGAAGCAGAAAATGTTGTTTTAGCAAGTAAATGTAATTTTCCTTCGCATTTTGATAAAAAAAATTTAACAGAAAAAGTAAAAGAACTTAGGGTTTGGTACACAGGGGCAACAAGAACTAAGAATACGTTACATCTGTTAGGAACATACCATCAATACCATTTTCCATTAGGAAAATATTTTAACTTATACGAGGCAAATTATGACACACAAAGATATATTCGATGATACATTTCCGCAAGACCGCCAGGTTGGAGGATCTCACTATAAAGAATTTAAAATTCAACCTTTTGAGTTTATCTCTAAAAATGAGCTTACATTTTTTCAGGGGAACGTTATAAAATACGTTTGCAGGTACAAGCATAAAAATGGAATAGAGGATTTAGAAAAAATTAAACACTATTGTGATTTAGAAATTTTAAAGTTAAAAGATTCAAAAAATAAAAAATAAATGACACATCAATTAAATTTTATTTACAATGATTCTGATTGGGTATGCCCTTCAGAATATCCTGATTTATCACAAGCAAAAGAAATAGCTATAGACTTAGAAACTAAAGATCCTAATTTAAAAAGTAAAGGTTCTGGTTGGGCTACCTTTGATGGCCATATTGTAGGATTTGCAGTAGCTGCGTTTGATCAACAGTGGTACTTTCCGATTGCTCACGATGCTGGGGGTAACATGGATTTAGCAGTAACAACAGCTTGGATGCAAGATATTTTAAAAACACCAGCAGATAAAATTTTTCATAATGCTTCATACGATGTGGGTTGGTTATTAATGAATGGTTTTGAAATAAGAGGAAAAATAATAGATACTATGGTTGCAGCTGCGGTTGTCGATGAAAATAGATTTAGTTTTAGTTTGAATGCTTGCGCTAAAGATTGGCTAGGTCAATTAAAGAATGAAACATTTTTAAATGAAAAAGCGAAAGAATGGGGAATCGATCCTAAACAAGATTTGTGGAGATTACCTGCAGGTTACGTAGGTTTTTATGCAGAGCAAGACGCAGGTTTAACTTTAAAACTTTGGCAGCATTTAAAAACAGAAATTAGTAAACAAAGTTTGCATGATGTATGGGATATGGAAATGGAACTTCTTCCTATTTTAATTGAAATGCGTAGGACAGGTATTCGTGTCGATGAAGAGAAAGCTTATTTATTAAAAAAAGAATTTAAAGGAAAAGAATCTATTGTCCTGGGTAAGATAAAAAAAGAAACTACATTAGATGTTGATATTTGGGCAGCAAGAAGTGTTGCTCAGGTGTTTGATAGAATAGGTGTGGACTATCCACGGACACCGAAAACCGGAGAACCAAGCTTTACCCAAAACTGGTTAGTAAATTGTGATAACCCGATAGCGCAACTAATAAGAGAAGCAAGAGAAATAAATAAATTCCATTCAACATTTATAGACTCCATTCAGCGTTATGTTCACAAAGGTAGAATTCATTCTGAAATAAATCAGTTAAGATCTGACCAGGGCGGAACAGTATCAGGTCGTTTATCATATTCAAATCCAAACTTACAACAAATTCCAGCAAGAAACAAAGAATTTGGAAATAAAATTAGAAGTTTGTTTTTACCAGAAGAAGGTAGACAATGGGGTAGTTTTGATTACTCACAGCAAGAGCCTAGACTTGTTGCACACTACGCGGCATCGGTTGATGTAGATGGATCTTTTACGGGAGCTGATGAATTTATTAAAGCATATGAAAGTGATGAAGCAGACTTTCACCAAATAGTTGCAGACATGGCAGGTATATCAAGAACTAATGCTAAAACTATTAATTTAGGCCTCTTCTATGGTATGGGTAAGGCAAAATTAGCTAGAGAATTAGGAATATCCAAGGATGCTGCTGAGAATTTGCTAAGTAAATATCATACTAGAGTGCCTTTTGTTAAAAGATTAGCAGAGGCAGTAACTCAAAGTGCTTCAAAATACGGCTTTATTCGAACAATAAGGGGTCGT